ATAAATATATAGTAAGGAGGTAAAAATGATAAGTCATTCATGAATTTGTCTGATTTGTAACTACACTAGATTTCTCTAGTATTAAGTAGTTGAATCGATATTTATTTAAATCCAAATGCCTTCATTGTGTCGATTTCAGTAAGGGATACAGTAGAATCATGGAAAGCTTTCATAGATTTATTTTTAAATGTTGAGAATACTTGCATCAATGAAAGTCCAACATTCTTTACTCCAAGTTTATAAAAGAAATTTCCAGCACAAGCAGCACAAGGTTTCTCATTCTTGCACAAATATGCCATTCGCATTTTTACCTTTTTACCAAAATACTTAGAAGCATTTTGAGATGTGAGTTCTGTAAGGGTTCCATTAGAATTTATGATATTATTATAAATATATCTAACAAAATTCTTACTAGTTAATTCCACCTCAATACATCGTGTAGTCTTACAATCGGTTCCTGGTTCGTCTAAGATAATGTCTTGGTATGCTCGTGTAGCAAGATTTTCCAGATATCCACCATCCTCTGTTTTCTTTCCTCTAGCGTAAGCACCTTCAATACCGGAATTGCAGTATAATGAATACTCTTCAGGTTTTATGCCATCCATGTAACTCGAAGTCGCTACCCTAAAAGGCTTTGTAGCATTTGGATTTGGATCTCTTGTAAGACCTTTCCATATAAACATATTTTTGAAATTGTTTCCAAACTTTCCACTTGCTCCAGAATCGAACGTGTCTAGATATGGATCATCTCCAAGAACTTCTTTAGCATAAGCTAATAACTCTTTTTCTATATTATCAGCTACAATAACGTCACCATTCTCTAATGCTTCTTTATTTTCTTTAATAAGTTTATCTTTCTTTTTTCCTATTACCTTAGAAAGCGTTGTTATAGACTCTGTGTAATTGGGAATTAAAAATGTGGAGAATTGACTCATCAACTGAGTTTTCATCAGATAATCTTTTAAGCTTTTTACTTGGATTCTGTCTTCCATCAAAGCAAATGATAACTCTTGATTTATATCGTCAAAATCTCCACTTTTTAAATTCTTATTCTTATATTTAAATAGATTAAACAATTCAGTTTCTTCAAACATGAATTTATTAAATATAAGAATCCCTACAGTGGTCATAAATTTATTTTTATTTTTATGACCTTCTGGACCATAAGCTCCAGCTGGAACTTCTATCAGATCATATGGATTACATCTGGTTACTCCGTTATATTCGCCAAAAAGATCATATATATACGAAGCTTTAATGTCTTTTTCTTTTAAATTTAATAATTCTTCTTTCAGCTCTCCAGTTATAACCTTTGATACTCTTGCAGGCATATTATCCTCCTAATATTGTTTTATATTAGAAATAAATATGATACGTAATATCAATTCCTTTTGTAAGATCAATCAAAGGCTCATTTGGAATGTTAAGCTGAGAGAATGGAGTAATATCCTGATAATACTTATATCCGCCTACCTCTTTATACCAAGCTGTGCAAAGAGACAACGAATTAATCTTAGCATCATTGATACCAGTAGTTGCTCTAAAGTAGTCTCTAAAATCCTCATTAGAAACTCTAAGAGACATCTCTACAAACATCTCGGCATCAGACTGATTGGTGGACTCGTATAAATGAGAATCAATAACTGTTCCGTCAACGAATCTCATCTTAGGAACAGGATCCGTCTCAAATCCCTTAAAATAATAAGCGATTCTAGAAGCTGTAGTTTTTCTTCCAAAATATTTAGCTCTGAGATCGGATCCTAAATCATTCTGTGGAAGCTGATATCTAAATGGAACTAAATCTCCATCTGGTTCAATTCTTCCAGTATATTTAACAGGAACAACCTGGGAATTCTCACGTCCACATCCTTTAGTTCCGCAACAGAATAAGCAAATCTTTGTAGGATTTGCAGGGTCTTGCTGTACATCATTGTCTAAAGTAAGTGCAGTATTGTATGTGGGAAGAGCAACTAACTGAGGAAGATCAAACATCTTCATTGCAACTGTCTGAGATCCTGCAATTAATACTCTATTCTTAGTTCTTAAAATCTCGTTTCCATCTAAATCTTTAAAGATAACCTCTGTCTTAAATCCCTTCTCATTTCCACCAATTCCAATGGTTGCTTTCTCACGCTTTCTATCGGAATCGAATAAAATAATATTTTTATTAGCCATCGAATTTGTTCCTCTCCTCCAGTATATTCTTAAAATAAATTTATAAAAATGTTTCAGTTATTTAGTATGAGTCCTAATTAGATAGTATTTATCATTCATAAAATAATCATCATCTTTTAAATTCATCTCAATGCTAAGATGCTTCATATATTCTACTAATTTCTCATACGTTCTCATCTCAAAACTAGTTCCATATGAAAAATTATCTTTCATTTTATATCTATCTCTAGAATGATAATGAGCATAGTAGTTCATTACATCTAAGATAGTTTCGTTGATATATTCTATAAAATCATGTGTTTGAGTAACTTTTATTGATTCTTTGATAAAATCTTTTTCATGATATAATACATCTACAAGAAGACTAGTAATTTTATCTAGTGTGAATCTCTCTTCTAATGATATATCGTTAGTATAAAAATGAGAATAAATGTCAACCATTTCTTTTATAGCTTTAGCTTTTTCAGTGTAATTATCTGAATTATAATAATCTTCCCAATTCTTTTTGATCCATGTATCTATTCTTAGCCACACTTTATCTATAAATTTAGCTTTATCTTTATGGGTCATTTCTACATGATTATTTTTAATCCAATCTTCTATATGTACTACATCACTTTTTTCAAATGTATACCATAGAAGAATTGTATCTATAAGCAATACATAATTTTCAAATTTGTCCGAGAATACATAAGTTAAAGAAGAATCATGAGTAAAGATTTTAAATGACTTAAAGAAATCTATAACCTCTTCCACATAATGTTTTATAAAATCTAATGATATAGATGGTAATCCAGAAAATACATCGTCCAAATTTACAAGATCTCGTCTTACATAATCTTTCAGGTATGTGGTGATAATTTGAATTGCATTTACACATGCATTTCTTCTAGCTTCAGCATTAGATACATTTCCAAGATTGTTTATGAATTCATATAATAGAGAATCTTTATATCTTAAGAATTCTTTATATGTTGGAGCCATATTGCCATCTGGAAGTTTATAATAATCCATATTGCATTTCATGATGAATAAGGATTTATAGATATACATGTATGCATCGTATGTTCGTTTATCTGGAGGATTGATTAATACTTTTTTTACATGATCAAATACATCTTTATTTGTCATATAGATATCTTCTAATTGATTAAAAGATAGTATTTTGTCTCCAGGTGGAATTATGAATTTATCTACTTCCATTTCTTGCATACTGGTATCATAATGCTCTCTAAGATATTGAGATATAACAGCAAAGTCCGCTTCTGGATTAAATCCTAAAATCTCTGCTACTTTGTGTCTTGAATCTAATATGGTATCTTCTGCTCCCCAATATAAATAAGATAATGAATATAGAGTTATAATCACATCGACCAATTCAAATTTCTTCTTAGTAGATATATTAGGAAGATTTACTAATAGCTTACTCTTATCTATTTTATTATATAAGAGAATATTAGTAAAATAGACTAAAGCAAAGTTTCTCTTTGTAAGATCTATTAAAGCTTCTACCGAATAATACTTTGATCTTAATAGAGTAAAATCCATATTCTTTATATCCGATAATACTACATTATGATCTTTATCTCCATCCCAATAAGCATCACCATGTGTTACATCATCATAAGTAAGAATATTCGTATCTGTTCTGATATAGTCATCATATTTCCCCAGTAACGGTACTTTGACAAATCTAAGATCATAGTTTTGTACATTATCATTTTCTTTGTGTACAATACCTAAGGTATCTTTATAAGATTTCTCATAATTGAGATATTTCATATCATTGGGATTATCAATTTTTCTATCTTTAAGAATATAGTATTTAAATATATTGATATTTTTAATTCCAAATACTGATGCTATATCAATAATACATTTATCTGATGATTTAAATTTAATAAGTTTATTGAGATTTTTTACTAAAGCTATTTGGTATTTTAAAGGAATATCTTTATAGTATCTTACTCCATTCGATTCAAAGATATACTGACAGGTTCTTGCATCAAATACATCTCTTCTGATAATATATTCTGGTAATTCTACAATCATATCTATTACCGTTTGAATGACTAGATATATCATCATAAAATTATCATAGTAATCTGATTGCATTTTGTATGCTTCTGAATAAGATGTATAGAGTAAATATAGTCTATTGGCTTCTAATAGATCTTTATATCTTTTCTTTAATTCTGTTACATCTGAATCTGGACAATATAAAAGAGAAAATCTTTCTCCTGATCTTGCTTCATAGTAATCAATAGATCTACTTCCAAGATGATATAGATATTCTACATCTCTTACATTTAATCCCCATTGATTTAATCTATCTTTATTTGTAATAATGGAATCTATTGTTCCATTATCATATAAAGCTTCTATAAATCCAATATCTATTTTGTGAATCAATTTGAAATTTGTACCTGGAGTATTTTTATATACTGGAGATATTGTAGATAATGATCTGTTTCCAGATATAGTGTTTATATCTACCCAAATTCCTTCAAAATTCTTTTCTGGATCTATATTTGGTTCTCCATGTAACATTCTGTAGTAATTATTTTTCTCTTCGTATTTATCAAGAAATTCTTTACATGCTAAAGATAGTATTATATTATGAAGATTATATGGAATAAGAGAATTATCTTTTCCATATTTATGAGCATCACTTGCAGATATCCCTGGTACTTCTTTTAGAAATTCTTCTGTATAATGGAAATAGTCAAATTTTACTAATTCTTTTCTTATAGCAATCAATGTATCTCCATTTTTTATAGAATCTACAGTTTCATTATTGTTAGCTCTATCCCAATCTTTTAATACTGTTCTTGTAACTAATTGTCTTGCATTATAAACTATTTCATCTAGTAATGGATTATCTGTAAATACTTTGTTGTCTAATGATGGTTTTTCCATCTTATTATATTCCTCCGTACTATCCTATTTAATTAGATGTAATTCTATAATGTATTCTTTGAAAAAAAAAATAAATGTTGAAATTTTTGTGCTTTTTAGAGAAATACACTCCTGTATACACCTCCGTATGGCTTAATTATATCTTGCAAGATATTTGTAAAGTCTATTCGTAGTTTAACAGCATTTAAATTCCAAATCCTCTTCAGGGGACTAATTACCAAAGGGTGGTTCTACTTAGCTGTATAATCTAAGTTAGTTAAGCTTAATCTTATTAAGCAGTATCTAGATATTTAATATCATAAGTCTAAGTACAAGTAGAACTCCTATAAACTACA